AAGAGCGCAATATCGCAAAGCTGGCGTGGGGCGATATTGTCCGGTTTATCCACAAGGAAGAACTCGCCGCTGCTCTCGCCGAAGCTGACACGCCGGAGAAGATCAGGGAGGCACACCGCTCAATTTTGGAGCTGCCGGGGGACTGGATCGTCGCAAAATTCGACGAGCATCCCAGCGACGATCCAGAAGTCGATTTGGAAATAGACGAAACCTATTTCTGCGAGTTCAAGGATGGCAAGCCGGTTTTCTCAGACTGTGCCGACGACGCTATGTGGTTCGACTACAAGAGCAAAGCCGAAGAAGTGGCAGAAAAATGCGGCGATGGCTTTATCGCCCTTGATGTTTCGCCGGAAGCGCGGGAATTTGGAAGGCGTATGAAAGAAAAGCTTCTGAAAGAAATTTTCGGGAAAGAATAAACGGAAAAAGTAAGGGAGGGCAAAAGCCCTCCCTCTTTTTATCCCGTCCTCTGCCTTTCGGCATAGTAATCATACAGGACGTTTCCGCTCTTTGGCGCTGATTCACGCCCGACAGTTCGGCCGTAGTTCCCAGAGCGTCCGAGCGTCTGCCAATAGTTATAGCTTTTCCATGTGTCGTATGCGTCGTTCGGCTTTTGCAGCGCTGACTTGAACTGCTGGTAAAGCGCTTCCCGCTGTGAATCGTCAAGCCCCGACATTTTGCTGATCGCTACCGCGACCTCGTAGGCGTTCAGGCTGCCGTCAGCCGTTGCCTCTTTTCCTGTCCCGCTTGCGTACCAGTCGGCATTTTCAAACCACTCGGAAATCTGTTCCGGCTTGAGACCGGCGTTTCTAAGGACGCCATAGGCGTTCTTCGCAGCGGAAGACAGCTTAAAGGCCCCGCTTTCAACGAGCTTGTCTTTTTTGCTGTCCGGTATGTCGGCGCTGCCAAGACCGGCAAGCCTGACATGGCTGCCTGTCGAGGAGCTTGCGTCCAAATTCCACTGTTCTTCTCCGATACTGTCCTTGATGGCATAGTAGTCTTTTGCCGAAGCGCCGCTGTCTCGGAATTTGAGCAGAGCTGAAAGATCGTCTGGCTTCTTGGCGTCAACGACAGCCCGCGTGTTTTCGTTCAGCTTTGAATACCGATACAGGAGATTGTCAATCGTGCTGTAGTCTCCGCTCTTGACCGCGCCCTTATAGAGCGTGTCGAACGCGATATACTCCCCGGCGTTCTTCTCTTGAAGCGCCGGAATGTCGTAGGCACCCCCAGGTTTGTCCGTGCCTGAAAGAAGCTTGTATGTATCGTTTTCTTTTCTGATGCCGTAAGATTCTCTTGTGCTTCGCAGAGCAAGATTGTCGGCAAAAGAATAAAGATTACTGATTACGTCGGCTCTCTGTTCGTCGGTGAGACCCTTATACTCGCTGCTGTCCATGAACTGACTGACAAGATCAAGTTTTTTCTGCCCCGCCGCTTTCTCGTATTCAAGATACTCGTCCGGCGTCATAACAACGCCGTCGCCGATCACGTCGCTGCGGCTCCTCTTCTTTGGGAAAACATCGGGAAATCCTTCCTTGTCCCGGTTCTCAGAGTGCAGGCGCTCAAGCTCCGCATCAACTTTTGTGCTTCTGTCTCTGCTGATATATGTCGGGTTGAGGAGAGCATTGAAAGCCCGTTCACCCGCGCCGCCGTTGCTCTGTGTCCGGCCCCAGGCATCGACATAATCCTGTTGGTGGTAGTCCACGCCGGGGATTTTCGCTGTGGCTTTGCTGACCTGATATTGTTTCTTGCCCAAAAGCCGGTCAAGTGCTGTCGCGTCGGCGCTCTTCGTGTCGGTGTATGTGGTCTGCCGGTTCTTCTCCGATGCTTGCTCAAGCTGCCCAAGCAGCGTATTGGTAAGACCTTGTGTCAGATACGACAGCGCGGCATTTGCGACAAGCGAAGGAAGCGCGTCGGTATCGCCGTTGAGAGCAGAAATGTCATTCAGCAAATCGTTGACACCGCTGAGCATGGACATTTCGAGCATAGGATCAGAAACAACGCCGAGAATGTCCCCAATTGAATCTGCCGAGAACAGATTGTCGTTGTATTCAAGCAGTTCTTTCAGTTTGATGCCCATGAAGAACGGAATCGCCATCGGCGCAAGCTGGGAGAGGGAGATGTATTTGTCTCCGACTTTGACGGAGTAATCCATTGCGCCCCCCATCTTCTGGAAAGCGGTAAGCTCTTTGTCCTCCTCGTCGCCGCTTGCCCTCGCACGTCCCGCCGCCGCCATCAGCATACCAATGCCGAAGAGCGCCGTACCGGTGAGGTTCTTTGCCGCGCTGTTGATGACATCTGCGGCGGTGGCGTTGCCCTTCTTCGCCTGTATCGCCTCATAGATAGTGCCGATAGCGCCGACAGGGGAATACTCAACAGCTCTGACCGCCACGTTAGCAGGCGTCTTTCTGAACGGCATAATGCCCTGCGTTATCATCTTCGCCGCCGCGCCTATTTTGTTTACCCTTTCGCTGTGGCCTTTATCCCAATTCGCGTCAATAGATGAGACAAATTCAGAAAACTGGTTGGAGTCGTGGAAGGTAGCCTCTTGTGCTTCCTTCTTGGCAAACTCTCTCGCGGCGCTGACCTGTTCTGCGCTGGCGCTGTTCACGTCTGCGACGCCGTGGGCTTTCATCCACCCGGCAAAGGAACGGACATAGACCTGACGCAAAAAGATTTCGTCGCCAACGTCCATAGCCCAATTGGTGGCTTTCCGCGCAGCTTCAAGACCTTTCCCGACTCTGCCGACAGTGTTGTCATACAGAGTGTTTCCGGTCTTCGCGCCAAAAATTGTACGCTTGTCCTGAACGCCTTTTGCGGCCTCTCTGCCAACGTCGGAATACTTCGCATCACCCTTGATTTCATCAACATGTGCCGCAAAGTCGTCTGCCGCCTGTTGTCTCAGCTCCTTGCTGGTGTTCAGCGCCGTGTTGCCCTGGTACTTGCCGCCTGTCACAAGGGACGCGGCAAGCTCGCCGACGTGCTGCGTCAGATACTTGACGTTTGTTGCCGCCATCATAGCGGTGTTGCCGACAATGTTTCTCGCCTGCGTCTTGAGATTGCCGAGCATGTTCAGATACCGGAGGGCCGTAAACTTGTCGCGGAATGTAGCCGGAATCTGGTCGGCGATTTCCTGCTCAATGGCGTCAAGCGCCTCGTTCTGTGCTTCTTCCGTCTCTGCTTCGGCGTACCTCTGCAAGGCTTCGTCCGAAACGGTAATGTTGCCGCTTCCCGTACCTTTGCCCTGCTTGACATTTTTCGCTTTCTGCCGGTTGCTCATACCGTCGTTGAGCTTTTTTACAAGTTTTTCGACGGTACTGATGCGGATAGACGGATCAGCCGCAATAATGAGACGCCCGATCTGGCTTAACTGGCCGGAGTAAGTAAGCTCTGCCGCAATGTCGGAACACAGCTCCCGCGCCGCCGCAATGTCGCCGCGCTTTGCCATTTCTGTTGCGACATGATAACCGGCGACAGCGATCTCCGGCGCGAGCTTCATCCCGGCTTTTGCCTGCCCAACAGCCTGTTGCACCGCGTTACGCGCCGCCTCATATCCTTCTGCAAGGATAGCTTCGGCCTTTTGTGTGACTTCGGCGTTCGTGAGCTGAGTATAAAGCTCGCGGTTTTCGTCAAAGTCCTGTCGCAGCGCTGGCTCTGCTTTTTCGTTCTGGCGAAGGTTCGCCGCCATGTTGCGCTCGCGCTCCGGCCCTTGTCCGTTCGTCCTCTCCGCCGTGGTCTGCTCGGAGGCGGGGATAGTCCCGGCGCTCTGTTCCTCCCCGGCGCTTTCGGCCTCGACCGGCTGAACCGTTGCAGGCTCGGCGCTTGCCTCCTCTGCCTCTGCCGTCGCGGTTTCCGGTTCTGTGACCGCCGCCGCTTCCTCCTGCGGGTGCATCTGCTCCCAGTCCTGCCGAAGCTGTTCCTCCGTGACTTCACCGAGGGCAAGCACGGTCTCATGATCCGCAAGATACTTCTCCCACGAATCGGACTTGACCGCGCCGTTGATGGCGTCCTTTGCGGCTATGTAATCCGGCACGGCATCGTGATTCTGATTTTTCAGATCGCGCCAGCCGTCCGACATCATCTGCGACAGAACACGCTCGACCTTCTTGGCTTTGGCATAATTTTCTTGCCCGTTGTTGGCTATGATGTCCTGCAAAGCCTTAATGATCTCCGGCTTGGTGAGACCCTGATCCATAAGCTCGCGGATTGGGCCGCTCTCAATGGCGCTGCCCAATTCGTACATGTGCGCTTTGGTAATCCCCTCCGCGTACTCAACGTCAGCGATCAGCTCACGCGCCACGTCAACGAAATACTGGTGCAGCTCGGGATGGTCGAACTGAAACGCCTTGACGCTCGGCTTTGATACGCTCTCCGCCGTCCTGTTGTCAATGTGGTTTTCAGCCGTGCCGAAGCCCTTGCTGACCTCTCCATTCTGGACGCGCTGATCCTGTATAACTTCCGGCTGAGACTCAAGCTGCCGCGCCTCCTGATACAGCGCTTCGCCCTCCTGACTCAGCCGTTCAATCTCCGCCTCGTCTGTCGCGTTGTCAAGCTGGCGGTTGATCTCGTCAATGCGGCTTTGAATCTCTCTGTACCGTTGAGTGTTTGTGCTCTGCTGCGGCGTCGGCGCTGTCGCCTCCGATTCGCCCGGTTTAACCGTCTGTGCCGCTTCCTGCGTCTGCGGCTGTGCGATTTCACTTGCCGGGGCTTCCTGCGTTCCTGCGGCCTCCTGCGTCGTCTGAACGGCGGCGGGTTTGCTCGCGCCCTGCATGGCGTCGTAAAGGAGATTCTGCGGCTGTGTCTGCGTCTGACTTGCCGTCGGCGCGGCTGGTGTCTGCGTCGCCGCTCTCTCTGCGGCCCTCTGCTGCTGAATCTCAAAAAGACGGTTTCTGGCTCGGTTTACTGCGGCCTGCGGCCCGCCCATGACAACGCCTGAACCAAAGCCGGAGAGACCGCCCGCGAGACCTTCCCACGCGATATTGGAAACAGTCTCTTTCCAGACCTGCTTCTCCGCGTCCTGACGGCTCATGCCGTTTGCGACAAGGGAATCAATCTTGTTCTGAATCTCTGTTTTCTCGCCCGAGGACATGGCGGCTATCTTGTCGTTTACGACGCCGAGAACAGCAGACATGCCCTCTTCGCTCATTTCTGTGCCGAACTGCTTGGCAAGCTGCTTGGCAAAGGAATTTGCCCAGTCGCCTTTAAGAAGCTGTTCGACGCTGAATACCTCCGTCGCCGCCTCCGCCGCTCCTGAGAGGAAAGAGTACACAAGCGCGTTTTGATCGCTTGCGCCCCTTGCCTTGGCTTCGTCAAAGCTCTGGTCTGCCGCCTGGAAGAAAAACGCCGCAAGCGTACCGGCGCTACCGGCGATATTGCCGTAGAGGATGCTTTGAGCCATGGACGGCACGAGCTGGTAAAGATCGCCGACGCCCTTTTCTCCAAGTATGCCAAGGTCTGCCGTACCGTATTCCTTGTTGATCTGGCCCGCTCTGGACTGCGTATAAATGTCGGCGACGTCGCCGTAATTGAGTTGATCGCGGCCCGTATAATACCCGGTCTGGTTGATGGATTCGAGCTTTTGCAGATAGGAAACAACGCGGGACGGCAGGGACGCAACCTGCATACCGACGCCGACAATATCCTGGCCCAGCTTTGACGATGTTTTACCGGCGGCGTTTGCGGCGATTTCTGCTATGGCTTCTCTGTCACCCTGCGTTTTTGCGTCATTGATGGCGCTGTTGACGCCTGCGGCATAGCTCGCCGCGTTGTCCTCGCCGTAAAGACGAAGCCTTACATAGAACTGGTTTCGCTGATCCTGAGACCATTCCTCCGTAGGATGCGTCTGCATCTCAAGTCCCATGCGGTGTTCCAGCGCGTATGCCTGTTGATCCACGTCAACCTGTGCCGCCTGATTTTCCGCTTTGGTACGGGCGTTTGCAAAGCGTTCCTGCTCCAACTGCCAGCCCTGATTGATTCTCTGCGCCGTACCGAGGTCACGGGTGATAAAGTTCCCGGCGTAACCGGCGAACTTATTGGCCTCTTCAAAGCGCCGCGTCAGCTCCGCAAGCTCTCGTCCGGCCCTCTCAATGGCGGAATCCCGCTTTTCCTTGTCAACGACATAGCGCCAGGCCGAACCGTTTGCGACAGGCGTTTTTTCGAGCTTGTAGTAATCGGCTTTCTTGGCCTCTTCAAGACGCTTTTCCGCTTCTTCCTTGGCTTTCTTGACAGCCTCCGCCGCCGCCATAGCCTCGTTGTAGACCTTGACGGTGCTGTAGCCGTTCTGCTGCATTCGGCTGTTGAATTGCGCTTTGAGCTCGTCTTCCTGCTCTTTGGCGTCGCTGGCTTCTTTGTATCGTCTCGCCGCGCCGAGCGCCATTTCGAGCTTGCTGTCCTGCTCCGTGAGCTGGGCAAGCTGCTGCCGAAGGGCCTCAACCTCTGCCGCCGCTGTCTCCTTGTTCGCCTCGGCGTCCGGGTTTTCCTTGGCGGAGGTTGAGTAATAGTCCCGGCGAGACTTGCTGTCAATCTGCTCCGTCAGCTCTTTGATTTTGGCTTGAGACTCCGCGTAACGCTGGCTGACGCTGTTGTACCAGTCGTTGGCGGACATGGCGTTTCCGCCGGAATCGTAGCCGGTGTCATTATACGCCTGCTGCGCGTCGTACTCGCCCCGCGTCCCCTTCGTGCTGTCATAGTTCGCCGCCAGCTTTGCGCTTTCCTTGGCTTGAGTCGCCTGACGGTTCGCCCGTTTGTCCGCGAGGTCTTGGCGGAGGTAAGACGAGCGACCGCGCCCATTGTCGGAGACCTGTTCGGCGGAAGTAGCGGCTGACGTATCAGAAGCAGGCGCCGCTTGAGAACTGCCGCTGGTTACTATCTCAACTAACTTATCACGAATAGGATCACTCATTTTACATCCTCATTAACCGTATGTATTCCTAAAGCTGTCATATTCTGCGAGCGTCTGGGCAGCTTGGGCGGGAGTTGTGTTCGGATCGTTTGCAATCGCGCTATATTGATTCATCAGGGAAGCATAAGCATTCGCGCCGCCACCGCCGCCATACCCGGCCCCATACAGCGCCAGTGCCGGATAGCTCTTATACAGATTGCCAAGGTAGCCCTGCGCGAACTGCTGCTGCGTAATCAGCCCAAGCGCAAGCGCAAGCTCCGGATTCTGCATGGCCCACGTCTTGAACATGTTGCTTGCGACCTCGTTGCCGTAGACCGCCGCATAGCCGGAGAAGTCTCCAAAGCTCGCCAGCGCCTCGGCCCTGTCCATAGCGCGGTTATACTGCTCCTTGTACTCGTCAAGCAAAGCCGCCGCCTTCTGGTAATCGTTTTTCATAACGGCCTCGTTGATGCTGGCCTGCGTGCTTCTCCTGATGTCGGCAATGTTCCTGTCGGCTTCGGCCTCCGCCTGCGCCTGAGACGCGCCGAGCGTGTTCTGGCCTCGCTGATACATGCCCATCATAGAAAGCTCCGCCTGAGAGCCTGCGCCGGTATTCAGCCCGGAGGTCATAGCACCTTCGAGGAAGTTTCTGCGCTGTCTCTCCCAATCAACGGAGGCAGAATTTCTCTGCTTGGCGTAGGTGTCGGCGATCTTGTCTCTGTTGGCCTGCGCGTCGGAGAGCGCCTGATCTCCCTGCTCCTGCAAAGCCGCTCGTTCCGCGTTGATCTGGGCGTCGTACATATCCCTGATCCGCTGCAAATTGTCCATCTGCACCGGCTCGTACTGAGTGGTGACGCCGGGATAGACGGGGTTGCCGTTTGCATCGACGGTCTGACCGCCTGTGCCGGTGGCGGTTCCCGTTCCTGCGGTATTTGCCGGGGCCGTGCCGCCTCCGAAAGCGGCACCGTAAATCACCTGGGCGCGGGCATAGTCGGCGGGGGTAGCGGTTCCGGCCTGCACTCTTGCCATGATCGCCTGCCACTCCGCCATAGCTTCGGCGGATGAGATTGTCACCGGCTGCTGCTGTTCCCCGCCTGTCTGCTGACCGTCCGCTCCCGTCGCGGGCTGCTGCGTTGTGCCTCCGGTTGTGCCTCCGGTTGTGCCGCTGCCGGTATCGGCGGGCGTACTCGCGGTCGGCTGCTGCGCCTGACCGCCGAAGAGAAGGGGATAGAGTTCTTGTGCTCTCGCGTAGTCGGCCGGAGTCGCCGTCCCGTTCTGCGTCTTCGCCGTCAGCGCGTTCCATTCGGCCCATGCGTCCGCCTGCGTCTGCGTAGCGCCTGTCCCGCCTGTGGCTGCCGCGATAGCCTGCTGTGTCGCGTCAACGACGCCCTGCTGCGCGTTATTGACGGACTGTTGCATATCGTTAAGTCCCTGCTGCATGGTGTTTACGGTCTGCTGCGTGGAACTGCCCGTGTTCGTCGGCTGGGTATAACTCTGCGTCGTGCCGGTAGTCGTGCCGGTGGTGACGCTCGGAGAAGACGGCATTTGCACATTCCCGGTCTGCTGGTTGATCGCCGCCTGTGAGTTGTTGATGACCTGCTGTGCCTGCTGGTTATACTGTTCGAGGAGTCTTTGATATTCGTCCATAGCGTTACCTCACCATCTTGTCGTCCATTCAAAGCCGATGCCGTTGCCGCCTGTGGGAATCCAGTTGCCGTTTGCGTCGTAGTAGCCGCCGCCGTCCCCGGCGTACACGTCCACGATGTCCTGCGACATGGCCGGTATGCCCTTTGTAAGCCCTGCTTTCAGCTCTTCATATCGCTGCTGGCAGAAGGCCGCGACGGTCGGGTTCTCGTCCAGCATCAGGTGTGCCGCCAGACCGTAGGGCATAACGGACTGACAGATATAGTCGTCAAGCAGGATCACGTCGTCAAAGTCCTCAATCAGATAGAGCGTGGGACGTTTGTTGTCGTTGCGCTGCTTGTAAGTGTCTGAATAGGGGTAAAGCTCGTTTCTGAGAATATTCAAAACATAAAGCGTTTTGTTCTTATACGCGGTGGTGTCTCTGTGGTCGGCCTGCCCCTGATCGTTCAGCTCGTCGATCAGCGTCATGGCGGCCTCAAAAATCCACTGTGCGGTAGTCGAAGTCATAGTTTATACCTCGCTTCTAAAACGGGGCAGGCGAAGTGCCTGCCCCTTATGCGGTTACTGTCTGTCAGGGAATGGTGTACTCCACGATGCCGGAGTCGAGGGAGCCGGTGGTGGAGCTGACGACCTTGATCTTGGTGCCGGAGGCCGGGGCGGTGGTGGTGCCGCTGGTCAGAGTCTTGGCGGTCGCGGAGGTCTTGGGATTGCTGCCGTCGTCGGTGTACTTCGCGGACGTGATGTTCGCCGCGTTGGACAGGACGAGCTTGCCGCTGGAAACGCTGATCGTGCCGGGGTTGGACACGCCGCTCTGCGCGTAGACGAGGATGCCGTTGGCCTTGTTCGCCAGCACGAAGCTGTCGTAGCGGGTCAGACCTTCGAGGCGAGTTCCGTAAAGGCCGGGAACGGTAGTCAGCGCACGCAGCATCTTGAGCTTGGTCGGGTCGGCGGTCGCTCTCTTGTACTTGAGCATAAATTCGACGCCGGTAGGCAGCCACTCGTCAGGTACGGAGACGATAGGCAGACCGCCCATTCTGGCGCATTCACCGTTGACAATAGCCTTTCCGGTGAAACTCTGGTTGTAGCCAAGCTCTTCGGCCAGCTTGGTCTCGATGGAAAGAGTCTCGCCGATGAAGCACACGCGACCGTCGCGTGGAACAAACTTGTTGTTGAGCGCGGACTGCGCGGTAAGAATCGCGCGAACAATGGAAGACGAGCCTTTGGCGTTTGTCAGCGGGGTTGCATTGATAATGGTCTGACCTGCGCCGTTCGCCCAGGTTCTCAGCCTGTACTTGTCGATCAGCGGAACCATCACTTCGTCCCAGGTCTGCTTGAGAAGGGAGTTGGCCTTCTTGATGCTCTTCTGGTCCATGTTGGTCACACCGTCGATGTTGCCGCCAAAGCTCTTTTTCTGGCGGAGGACATAGGTGGTGATCTGATCGCCAATATCGGTAGGCGCTACGCCGCCGGTAAAGCGCTCAGTGTTTACGGGGTTGCCGCTGGCGTCTACGCCGTAGTCGTGCACTTCCATATTGTCGAGAGAAAACACGGAAATGCTGTTCACGCCGTCCCAGCTGTAATCATGGCCGCAATGGGCCTCGGTCAGCGATCTCTGTTTGAAGCGATCGTCAAGACGAGTGCTGTACTCGTTAATCAGATTGATAGCCATTTTTTATCTCCTTTTTAGTAGTCGTCGTCATCCCAAAGTTGCTGATACAGAGACTTGGCGTTGGTCTTCCCGGCGCTGCTTGCGCTGCCGGTAGACCGGGCCGCGTTCTTTTGATTCTGCTTGAGAGTGGCGATCTCGTCTTTCAGGCTGGCGATCTCGTCAGCCTGTTTCTGTCGGTCGTACTTGCCGTATGCCGCCGCAAGGTCGCCGCCGTTGGCTTTCATGTCGTCCCACACAGATTGCGGAATCTCTTCTGCTTTTACGCCGGGGTACTGCTGGATGAAGCGGACAACCGGATTGTCGGCCTGCGTCTGGTCTGCACGCTTGGCCTCCTGCGGCTTGTCCGGGTGCATCAGCTTTGCTTTCGCCACGGCGTCGGCGTAGGGGATGCCCTCTTTGTCGGCGATCATTCTTGCGCGGGTATCGGTAATCATGGAGTCGATGTCCGGGAAATCGCCTTTCAGCTCGTTCAAAAAGCTCTCGTATTTCTCCAGCTTCTTCCCGGCCTCTTTCAGGCTGTCCCGTTCACCGCGTATGCGGTCATAGTCAAGGCCCTTTTGGGCAAGGGTCTTGGCCTCGTCTCGGCTCACCTTGCGGGACTGATCCATGTACTTGAGTTCGAGGAACTGGTCTTCTCCCTCGGTCTCAGCCGCAGGCTTCGTCTCGGCAGGCTCCGCCGCTTTTTCCGGTTCCTGTTTCGCGTCGTCCTTCGGCTGGTCTGCTTCCGGCTCTTCGCTCACAGGACTCTCTTCGCCGCCGTCTTCTTCAACGTCGGCTCCGTCGTCGCTGCCCCAGACAACGGCATCCCAGCCGTCATCTTCTGCGTCAACGACTTCGTTCTCGTTTCCCTCGGTCTGGCTTTCGCTGACCTCGGCTGCGTTGGTGTTGAGGATGCTTTCATCCATTTTCTTGTCCTTTCTCGGGCTGGTCTTGCCCGTTGCCCTCGCTATGGTCGGCGGGGCTGATTGGATTTTGATAAATAAAAACAGGCCGCAAACGGGAGACTGAATGTCTCTCGTCTACGGCCTGATGCGCCCTTGTCAATATGTAGCTGTATTTGCTTGGTTAAACCATCCGTGCTGCGCTCTGGTCTTGAGCGAGTGCATTGATATGGTCTGAAATTGATGCGCCCTGTGCGGCCTTATTTCCCGTCAGGCGGCTTGTCCTTGTTGTACTGCGCTGTACTGATACTTAGAGTTACACTGACTGTTTATACAGCGTCTTGATGTCGTTTTTGATGACCGCAATATCCGTCCCGATCTGGCTCAGCTTCTCGGCATATCCATTGTGCCGGTCTAACTTTTCTTCAATGTCGCTCAGTCGGTTTTCCAGCTTGGCGTCCTTGACGGCCTGGGCGACGGCGCGGGCCTTTTCTTTTTCCGCGTCCTCTTTCACGCGCTTATTTCTGTTATTCTTGTTTATAAGCACCTGACAGATAATGGACGCCAGCGCCATAATCAGCGCTGTGATAACTGCATCGCTCATAGCTCCGGCCTCAGTGCTTCCCGTTGCTGCCGAGCTGCTTTCCGATTTGATCTGCGCCTGTGGCAGCGAGACCGGACACGATGCCGACGGCTACGGCGGTCATCACGTCGGAGGCGGGAAACTCCGGCATGGTTTTAAAGCCGACGACGCCGAGGATGCCGCCGAGAACGCCGACAACGACGGGAATCCATTTGTTGTCAAGCGGTGACAGCTTGACCGACTCTCCCGCAAGCCAGCAGATCACGCTGATCGCGGCGACCGAGGCAATACCGAAAAATTCAAAATTCATTTTTGCATCTCCTTCCCGGCGATGAACGCCAAAAAACCGCTTTTGAAATCGTCTGTCCTGATGTAATCGGCCAGCATGCCGAGAGCGCCGGATATGTCTGGCGACTCGCAAGGCCCGTCAATCAGGCAGGCGTCGGGCGGCTTGTTTGGCTCGGCCACATTGTAGCCCTTGAGCGCCAGCCCCTCAAACCACGAGCTCCGCGTCTCGTCGGTGTCCACGTTGCCCTTGTAGCCGGGGATGCTGCCGCTGTCGCTCGATTGCCACAGATCGCAGGAAACGTCCGGCTGTTTGCCGTAGTGCGCGACCCACACCAGCGTATCGGGCGGGAGGTCTTCGGGGCTGACTTTTGTCCACAGGTTATACTCCGAGCCGTAGACGCCGGGAACGTAGCCCGCGTCGGTGATCGCAGAGCACCACGTTGTCAAGACGGACATAAGCTGCTGATAGCCAAGCCCCAGCATCTTCGGCTCCTCAACGTCGAGAAAGATCCCGCACGGCATGGGAAAGCCGTTGATCGTCTTGAGCAGAAACTCGGCCTCTCTCCGCGCCTGCTCCGCCGTGGTCGCGTGGCTGTAGCAGTAGCAGCCTGCGGGAAAGCCCAGCGTGAACGCCTCGTGATAGAAGCCAAAGGCCGCGCTGTCAATCAGGAAGTTTCCCTCGGTGAGCTTGATAATAGCGAACTCGTTACCTGCATCCTTGATCTGTTTGATCGACAGCCCTTTCTGGTAGTGCGAAATGTCGACGCCCCTCATTTGTGTCCTCCTCTCCAAATGCCCCTCGCCGCCAGTGCCGCCATGATCGCCACGCCAAGCGCCAGCGGCATGACAAGCCAGAACTCAGGCCCGTGTGCCACGCAGCGCAGGCCAAGCGCCCGAAACTCGGCGGTGATCCAGTACCACAGCCCCATTTTTTAGTCCTCCGTCAACAGCCCGGATAGGCTCTTTTCATCGTCGTCGTTCATAGTCCCCTCCGTGACTTAAAGTGTCCTTTATCTGATATACCTGATGTTGCCAAGCGTTGTGAACGTAATCCCTTTGTCTTTTGCGTAATCGATCATATCTTCAATAACTTCCTTTTGCTCATCGCCGATGTCAAATTCATGGTAATAAACAATCAGAATCTTGTTATTTGCATAGGCATAATCAATGGCACTATGATTATAGGCTTTCGTGGCAAAAGCACAGTTATACGATGACAGACCATAAATGCTACTGCGCTCACCGCTTGTATAATAATCATAGTAGTTAGTAATGCTATAGTTATCTACATCGCCGCCTTGACCTTCGCCTTTGCCGTCATAGCCGCTTCGTACAACACCGTACAGTCCACCAGCCACAGCTTTAACAAGATTGTTTGTTCTGTGTTGCGGTATAATAGCACCTTCTGCCACAAGCCCTTTCCCGGCAAGGAATGCTTTTTCGTTGTTGAAGAAGTTCACCAAGTCCTTTTCGCTCATTACATCCCACAACACACTACCATGCTGTGCAACAGAACATCCATGATTATTAACAGCGTCAACCACAGTTGCCGTCATTGTTTCGTCTGCAAAAACTTCGGAATCGTGCATAACGCCGAATGTGAACGGAACATTTTTAGAAATTGCAAGCGGAATTGTATACGTTGCCAATCCGCTTGTGCCGTCATCCGTTACCATGCAGATATAGCCCTTTGAAAGACTTCCAACAGGGCGGTATGACATTGTATTGACGAAATAATCAGGAAGCACGGTTAATGGTTCACGATTAAGCCGTGTCATGTCTCCGATATTGTTCGGCTTTACGCTATATGCGTCATAATCCACGGGTGTTCCAGAATTGTTGATACGGAAATCTTCGGCTGTGAGCGCAGTCATCACCGTAGAAATACGGACATAATAAACCCCATCAGGTACTATAAATCCGGTGTACAGTTCACCACTATACCCCTTATCAGCAAGAACATTCCCATTTTTATCATATGCCGTTACATATCGGATCATTCGACTGCCGTTCCCAGAATTTGCAGTTAAGCGATAGCCGGGATATACGGGAATCATGTTTTTTGTATAGCCATAACTGGCAGACGACCATTCGACCCCAGCATTTGTGAGATATTTTTCGGCAACGTAAAACCCGTCAAACAGATTAGAGGATACTATAAAACTGTCATCATGCTTGTCCATGTAGGAAATATCATCCAAATGTTTGGTGGTTTTCCCAATGTTCGGATCATACGCCCCACTATAGATATACGCCATGTCAAGCACTTGCTGAACAGTCACCGTATCTCCAGACCAGCGCATTAGCACACAGCAATATCCGTCAGCAGTAGCTTGGATCGTTTTGACAGATTCCCCATAAAGCCCCGCATATCCTGTGATTGTACACCCTATATATGGGATGCTTGTGCAATACCCTATTCTGCTGTCTCGGAGTGGTTCCCCACGATCAATAGTATATACTGAGCCATTAACAACAGGAAAATAGCAAATAAGACAATCGTTGTTTTCGGCAAGAGTAGTACCGCCATATGCAAAGTTGGCATACAATACGTCTGAGATTATATTGTCAGGCTTTACGGTATCTGCTACTTTCGCCTCAATATCATCCAAAATACTGCCATTCGTCTTCGGCACAACCGTTGCCGATACTCCGACATGAGCGGCATACGCACCAGATGCCACCTTAACACTGTAATCGTCCCCGGTTTCAGTCACATCATAATAGAACGTGCCAGTCGTGCTTCCAGATTCAATCGTAATCGACGTAACCGATGTTTCGCCCTTATAAAGGAGCAGATAATACGCCTGAGTCGCGGCAGACGCCAGCGTTGCAGATATGTCATACCGTGTTCCGGCAATCAACTGTACGCCGTCAATAATTGTCGTGAAATACTCCGACATAGAAACATCGGATTTTGAATACGAAATTGGATGCTTCAGAATTTCAAGCACCTCATCAGAGGCGCTCTTTAAGTCACTGATGTCGGACGCATTCTGACTGATCTGCGCGGCGCTCTGGCTGACACTCTGTGCGGCTGCCTCGGCGTCACTCTGCGCCTGTTCTGCCGCTTCCTGTGCGTCCTCGGCTTTGCCCTGCGCGGTCTCCGCCGCCGTCTGCGCATTGCCCGCCGCCGTTGCAGACGCGGATGCCGCTGTGGCGGAGCTGGCCGCGTTTGTGGCGCTGCCTGCCGCGCTTGCCGCGCTTGTGCTGGCGGCGCTGGCAGACGTGGACGCTTCACCGGCTTTCTCTGTCGCGGTAGCGGCAGACGTCGAAGCGGAAGATGCAGACGCGGCAGCAGAAGACGCGGAAGATGCCGAATTGTTCTCGCTTGTCGATGCGGCGGCAGCAGACGACGCGGCGGTGCTTGCGCTTGTGCCTGCCTGACCGGCATAGTACTTGCTGTTGTTGTGATAGGTTTCGTCCGTACTCGGGACTTCGGTGCCGCCGCGCTTGCCTATGGCCCATGCCTCGGCGTCATGCTCATACTCCTCAATCGCTGCGGCAGACGCGGCAGCGGCGGCGGCAGAATCAGCGGCAGCATCCTCGGACGACGCGGCATTGGTCTCGCTTGAGCTCGCGGCAGTTGCGGAGGCAGACGCTTCGCTGGCCTTTTGCGCTGCCGTCGAAGCAGAGTTTCCCGCGCTTGCTGCGCTGGCTGCGGCTGAGGCGGCAGAACTCGCCGCATTGCTCGCGGAGTCAGCCGCAGAACCGGCGCTTGCACTCGCGTCTGCGGCGGAAGTAGCCGAAGACGAAGCAGAAGTGGCGGCGCTTTCGGCTGATCCTGCGGCAGCTGTGGCGCTCTGCCCCGCGCTGGTCGCCGACTCGGCGGCGGCGGTGGCGGCGGTCTCTGTCTCGTCGTGCAGAGTCTTGAAACTGGAAAGCTCCTGGTTGAACTGCGCTTCGGTGCCTTCGTAGCCGCCTGCTACAGCCTGCTCGTAGGCGGAAAGTCCGTCCTGGCCTCTGGCAATGCCAAAGTCCGGCACGCGAACGACAACGCTTCTGTTCTCGTAGTTATTGGTTGGCATTACGGGCCTACCTCCTCTCCCTGCGCAAAGAGCGTGCTGCTAAGACGCACTCTCACGATATTTGTATACGGGTTTGTGATTGAGTTCTGGTGATGTATTCTTGTGTCCAGATAGAACATTTCATCCTGCTGAAACAGGTAACTGTCCTCCATGGAGAACATGATGATAAACGTGTTCTCGCCGCTGATCCTCTCGGCGTCCCGACACTGTCCTTCTTTTGACCAATAAGCGGTCTTGATCGTTTCGCCTGTGTCGATCTGCTTTAGCAAAAACTCGATAGCTTCGATTTCTTCGAGATAATCGTCCTCAATCGTGACAGGGAGGACGAAGCATGTCCCGGCTTTAATTTTTACGCTCATGCTGTCCCCTCCTTAACTGAGAACGATTTCGTATATATACGTTAAGCTACCTTCGACCCGAACACTGGCGGTTGGATAGTGTTTGTTTTCGATAGCGTCGCTGCCGCTTTCCCTGGAGCCTCTCAATCCAATACTTGAAAGTATTACATTGTCTTCGTCAAGGAGGCCAATTGTCCCGGTTGCTTCGCTGCTATAACTACTCAAGTTGACAGACAGTAAGTCAAAAGCGGTAACAGGAATATCGTTTGTGAATAGTTTCCTCCAATTATTAGTCATGTTATCGTTTTTGATCTCCTTGTAGCGTTCGGAATAACTAAAGCCGCTGTTCAGCACGAGGCCGGATTGAAGCCCGAAAGTCGAGTTCAAAAGAATATTTGGCGCAGCAATCAGCACTTCGTATACCTTGCCTGCGGTGTTGACCGTCGCCGTCTTCGTGGCGGTCAGCGTCTCGCCGCTGTACACCTTGCTCGCGGTTACGGTGATCGTGCCAAACGCTGTAGAGGGGATGCTGAAGAAGTGCTCGACGACGTTTGCATCGTCGCTTCTCGGGAAGCCATCGGCGTCCGTCTGCGTCCGGCTGTAGCTTGTGCCGCTGACGTTGACGGTGCAGCCCGCGCTTGTCACGACCTTGAGTATCGCCCCGGTCGGGTCAAATCCGCCGCCTCCGCCGCCTCTGCGGATAATCATGCCCTCGCTCATTTGCGTATACACCTCGCTTTAAAGCTCAGATCGACATTCGGAATCGCCGTGGCGTAGAAGGTGAGTGCCCCGGCCCCGGCTGTCACGCGGTATATCTTGCCCCACTCCGCGATCTCCTCAAGCGCTGTCGCGTAAGTGTCGCTGGGGGAGAGGTCAATGATAGGCTCGTCAGCGGCAAGGATGCCGGTCACGTTGACGGTCTGCGTATACGGGGCCGCTTCGCCCGTCCAGTCCGCCGCGTCGGAGGAAATCGTGCCGCTGTAGACGTTGCTTACGGCGTTGCCTGCGATCTTCGCGCCCGTCACGGCGTTGTCGGAAATCTGATTCGTCCCGACGATAAGCGTATTGAAAGACGTAAGCAGCGCGTTCAAAAACGCCTGAACGGTCGTGTTGACGGTCTCGCCGCCCTGCGTGATCTTTGCGCCGAGGTTCGCGGCTGCGGTTCCCGCCGTCAGCTCGTCAATGTGCGCGTTGATAAAGGTTTTCAGCGCGACCGGGGCCTTGTCAAACTCCGCTTTGAGCTGTTCGCTTGTCAGTGCTCCGGGGTCTTCATTCGGCCTGTCTTTCAGCGCCGAAATGTTATCGACCTTGCCGGTCATTTTGGTAAAGGCCATGTCTTGTCTCCTCCCTATTTCGCCATGCCCGTAAACCGGACGCGGATATCCGCTGACAGGATCGTGCATCTGGCGTCAGCGCTCTCGCTTTTCAGCAGCAGCTTGTAGAAAACGAATTTCTTTGCCTTGATCTTCTCCCGGTAAATCTGCGCTCCAAAGTATTCGTCGAACTTCCAGTCCGAGAAATCGACCGCGCCGAAGTCGAATTGATACGTCTCCGTCGTGATCGTCCGGGTCTCGCATAGCTTCTTGTCCGTCCTGACGCTGACAATGGCCTCGGTCTTACTCTCCGGCTTGACGGCAATCCAGCATGTGGCGGAATACTTTCGCATATACTCCTGGCCGAAGGACATGGAGCCGGATTCCCAATAGCCCTGTATTGCTTCTTCGTCGTCGTCAAGATAGTCGGCGCTGAAATGCTTGAGCTTGCCGTCCGGTGTCCCGATGTACAGCTCGCCATTGACGTTCATCATGGCGCTGACGGGAAAGGCCGAATACTTTGACCAGGCGTCCGCCGCGTAGTTGTAGACAAGCGCCTCGCCGTCGAAGCAGATGTAATACTCCTGCGCGTCGTTGTCGTCGTAGCAGACACAATGCTTCGTGTCGAAGCTCTTGAGCGTCGCCCAAATCCTGTCTGAAATGCGCTTGGCCTGCCTCTCGTCTCTCGTCAGGTTCGACGTGTAATACGAGCTGTTCTTCCACTCATACAGATCGTTGCCGAAGAGAGTATAGGGGCTGTTCAGCACAAGCCTGACCTGACCGTTCGCCTCAAGCCCTATAGCCTTGTTGATTGGCGTAACATAAAATGCCGGGATGCTCAGACCCTCGGAGAGCGTCAGGCTGTTCGCCGTGATGCTCCACGCGCTGTCGGACTTGAAGCAGGCGAGGCTTGAGTAGTGGCGGATCATGCCGGTAATCGGCGTGTTCTCGTCGCCGACAAGCGCCTCATACAGATCGGGAAAGTAATCTGCTCTCGGCTTGCCGTTGTAGTCCATGCCGGAGTAGATCGTCTTGTTCGTGCCGTCGCCGTAGAGGAAGATTCTGGTGTCCTGAACACCCGAGAAAAGCTCGGCATATTGCATACTCTCCACTTGCAGGCGGAAAGTGCTTTTTACCGTATAGCCGATCTCGTAGCTGTTCACGGCCTGCGGCGGTGGAGAGACCATCGTAAACGTCACGCTGCCCTCAAGCACGTTTGTTGTGTAGTCGCTGGCGCTTACGTCCTGCCCGGTCTTGAGGTCTTTCACATAGTCGATGGCGTACAGGTCATTTTCCGGCAGAAGGAACTTTGTTCCCGTGCCGTCCGGGGAAATCCAGACGCGCCGTTTCGCCGTGAGCCGGTTTACATTTTCGAGAGAAGCGCTCTCACCGCTGCCGTTCACGGGCGGAATGGCGATCTGAACGAGGGGGATATAACCGTCCACCTCTTTCAGCGTCGTGCCGTCCCACTGTCTGTATTTTGCCTTGTCCATGATGTAGACGATGTTTGAAAAGCCAAACAGGAATACATCGTCCTCTGTGCTGATGTCCCCGATCTCAGTTGCGGAAAACTCCGTCGTGGTATCGTCCCAGAACTTGTAGAGTTTGCCGTTGCAGGCCCCAAGCAGATACTCGTGCCCGTTGACGTAGCCGTTCCACAGCCCCTTGACGGGGTGCTCCGTCTCAAGGTCTACCAGCGTCTTCGTCCCCGGCCTGCGCTGCAAGTTGCCGTCTCGGGTGATCCTGTAATTCACCATCTCCGACGCCTCGCCCAGCTTGAGCTTGGTATCGCCGTCCGGGTTCTGGTTCAGACCGCGGAAAGCCGTGATCTGAAAAATCTTTTCATTTGTCGCGGCTTTAATCTCTGCCATTTATACAAGTCCTTCCGTCGTCCCGGTCTTGTTGATCGTCCTCTGTAGATTGCTGTAGCCTGATCCCGTCGGCACATCCGGTTTGATGCCTAAATCCTGAATGGCTCCCTGCTGCGGCATACCAGGAATAGGCGGCATATTGCCTCCCGTTGCGGGCTGCTGCATCTGCTGCATAGCGTCGCGCTCCTTGATCTTCTTCTCAAGCAGAGCGCGTCTGCCTGGGATTCTGTCGTCCGGCACTCGCTCAAGATACTCGATGATGTCAATGTGCCCGTTCATCAGAAGATTATCCAGCGTCTGCGTCGCCGCAATCTCGCTGTAGTAGGTGCTCGCGCCGACGTCCAGCTTGATAAGCACGGGATGCTTCTTCAAGATGGAGAAGTCAAACTCTACGGGTACTTCCTCGGGGACTTCAAGATCGGGGTTCATCTGCTGCGCGAACAGCACAGCTTCTTTTTCCGCACTGGTGATGGGGGAGTCTACAAAGCGCTTGCCGTAGTATTCGCCCATGAACTCCAGGTAAATGCGGAACAGGTCTTCCACGCTGTCGTAAAGGTTTTGCTTCGTGATCTCGTTCGGCGTGGACGCGGCCCGCTGCAAGGCAATGATGGCGCTGGTGTTGTCCGGTCTCGTATCGCCGAGCGCGACGCTTGTCGCTCCAAGGCTCTGCTCTGACATTTCCACGGCAAGCTGTATAAACTGGCTTACCTGCGGGTTGATCGGGGCCGGGTCAAGGATTTTCGCCACACCGTCAACAGCGCCCGTCACGGGGATAGCGCCGCCCACGCGGTTGTCCCAGCGCTTGACGCGGGTGGAGTCAAATACCACCTTGCCAAAGGCGGAGCGCAGAATGTTGAGCTGTGTCATGGCCCAGCTCTTGTTCACAAATACCTGGTTCGGGATAAGGCCGGTAATCATGGCCTGACCGTGGTAGCAGTCTGCGATCTCGTCCCAGTTGAGCCAGCATACCGGATAGAGCTTGATGTCCATGCTCGTCGGCTTTTTTACCGCGCAGTTGCGTGTGGACTCAAAATAATGGATGACCCCGTCGTCGTCGCGCCAGAACAGCATGAGCACGGTAACAAGCCCGTCCGTGTATTTCGCGGCGTCAACCTTGTTGTTGTCGTCGTCGTCCTGCGTGATGACGTTCCAGCCCTTGATTCCGTTGTCTTTGGCCCGGAGCTTAACATTTCTGACCGGCTCCCTCTTGGCAATAATGATCCACGGCTGAGTCTGTACCCGGTTGTCGTTCGGGTTCCCGAAGTAGACGCGCGTGTTGTCAATGACTTCGGTCACAATCGCGCCCTTGGCTTTCTGCCCTGTCTCTGCCTGGTCGTCCCAATAAGTGTAAAGGCAGCCGTCGCCGTCAATCGCCGCCTTGCTGGCAAACTTCCTGACGCGGGCCGGGACTTTGTTTCTCTCGATGATCGCCTCAAACTCGTCGTTTACAATGTCCACAAGCTGCTTGTAGCTGTTCGTGCCGACGGTGTTGGCAAGGGCCGTCGCCGTCACTCTGATATTGTCGGACGTGATGTTCGCCACGATAAAGCCGCATGTCCTTTTCAGAAAGTTGAACTGCGGCGTGGGCAGGCCGTTTGCTTCTACGCCCTCCCACTGTTTTGAGATATAAAAATTCCTGTTGAGTTTTACGTTGTCCTCAAGTTTGATCTGACTGTTGAAGCCAAGGCCCTTGTCGTACAGCTTCCATGCGATTTCAGCCGTCGGCGTGTCCTTGCCGTCAAACAGCCCAAGGCCGTAATCTTCT